AGCCTTCTTAGCAGAACTTAATTTCTTGTGCTTCTTAGCTGGATTGGGTGTATCCCAAACTTCACCGCCTTTTTTGTAAAGCGATACGTCATCAGGATGATCCTTACGATGAATAGTCTTTCTTTTGGGCATCTTAGAGGGGCTCATTGCCCCCATGCCACGACTAGGCATCATAGGTATCTACCTTTCGTATAGCCCTTAGTAGCTATACCATCTCCTCTTCCAGCTTTAGCCTTGTGTTTTTCAACTTCTTTTTTAACATGGCCGCCCTTTTTCATGCCCAACATACGCTGAGCATTTGGCAAAGCTTTTTTGACAGGGCCAGCAATCTCTTTGATGAAAGGAGCCACAACTTCTTGCGCTGCTTTTTTTGCAGCCAAATTTCTTGCGGCATTCGCTACCATCTTCAATGCGCCACCGCCCGGAACCATAGCATCCAACATCTGTTGGGTTTTTTCTGGGCTTGGTTTGCTTTCATTAAGCAAATCTCTAGCCGACTTTTTCATGGTTGGAACTGGTGTATTGTCTTCCCAATCGCTTCTCATGCCTGGTACTGGAGTGTTGTCCTCCCAATCACCGCCCTTTTTAGATGATGTTTTAGGCGTTTCTTTGGCTGAACTAGGCTTAGAAGCAGGCTTAGTTGGCTTTCTAGGCTCAGATTCACCCTTGCGAGGTACACCTTTTTGAGCATTCAAATAGTCTCTAAGGTTATCAAAACCAGAATCAGCTAACTGTTTTTTGGTTACGATAACTCTTTTTTGAGTAGGCGTAGTGTCAATTGTGGCATTTGTCTGAGTAATAGGAGCTTGTGACCCTATATCAGTAGGTGCGGCAGGCGCTGATCCCATGTTTGAGTAATCAGCTCCCATTGCTTGGTTTTGTTGAGCTATAGCATTTTGTGCAGCCATTGAATCACCGCCGCCCATTGATTGAGCGTCTATGCCATAACCATCTCCACCGTCATCAACAACTGGATCGCCAGCTGCAAATCTTTTAACTTTACGCCTAGCCATTTTTAGCTCCTATTTGTGGTGCTTGTGGTGTACTTTTCCACCGTGTGCCATATGCTTTTGATGCTTGTGCAAATGCTCAATTACATCGTGATGCATATGGTGTCCAGCAGCGTGCTCTTTCACATGGTGTGAGTGATGCACATGACCGCCAGCGGCGTGCTCTTTCTCAACGTGCTCATGGTGCATCTCATGGTGATGAGGATGCTCGTGACCGTGAGGATGAATGGGTGCGTGATGATGTTGATGGTGTTTCATTTTAGCTCCTTAGCAAATCTTGCCGCCACGTTTCTTGGTATTAACCAAGGGGCCAGTACCAATCGTATTTCCCTTCATTGTAGGATTCATACCGCGGGTATGGCCCTTCTCTTGAACAGCGTGTTCGCCAAATTTCTTATTGCCACGCTTAAGATCGTGACCTTTTTCCATATGGCTAGGCTCCATGCGTTGCTCAGAAATGTGACCGCCACCAGCATAGTGATGGGCTTTACCGCCACGCTTGAGCATCTTCTCGCCCATGTCTTTAGAATGTGGCTCAGCCTTTTCCATAGTCTTGCCACCAGCTTTCATCGCCATTTTAAGATGGTGATGAGCCATCTTCATGTGGTGATGGTGATCTTCATGGTGAGCTTTACCACCATGCTTCATACCCATGCCACCCATAGGAGCTGCAGGCATAGCCGCAGGAGCTGCTGCTCTGGGCTTTCTTGCGGCCTTCATCATCATTGCGGCGGCCATAGGGTTCATGCCACCTGATGCCATTTTTTTCTCGTGCTTCATAGTTCCACCTTCTTTAAATTTTTTGCCTTTATCGGCATTTACAAAATCTTCACCTACCTTTTGGGGTATGTGAACCTTCTTTGCAAACGCCTTGTTGTGAGCGATTGCTTCCATAAAATTGTGCTGCTTTTTGCTAGTTGAGGGCATGAGTACTCTCCATTAATCTATCAATTTTGCTTTCCAACCTGTCCAAGCGATCCAGAACTCTGCCGATATCTGCATGGGCTTCTGCTCTGCTCACATACTCTTTTGCCATCTCTTCCCGAGTCCTGTTTAGCAAAATAGTTATGCGTTGCAACTCTGCTGATTTCTCTCTCAACACCCAACCTAAAATAGCGACAAGCAAGGATAGAACTGCATTCCACATCGTTGAGTCCATCAGACATACTTCCCTTTTGTGTGGCCTTTTACAGCGCACCCATCAGCACATTTCCATACACGCAGACTCTTATTGATTCTGCTATTTGGATCGTTTGCCGTCTTTGATGAAGTCAACTTCTTTTTCATACCTTCCATCCTGGCGCAGAAAGACTTCTTCCTTGATCCGCCCTCGGGTTGGGGAGCTTTTAAATGCATCCCCTCCTTCCTTGCGGATGCCCGACCCTTGGCGTTTAAGCCTCCGTTCGGATTCTTCCCTTCTTTGCGTTGCCAAGCTGGGGTGCTCATGGTTACTTGCTTCCACTATCCAAACTATTTCTGATCAATTTACCTGCCAAAACAATACCCGCGGCAATTGTTGTTGACGTACTTGTTGTTAACTGCCATTGAATGTCAGTTTTTTCTGGATACGCAAATGGGTCTGATGATCTGTTGATAGTGTAAATAGCAACAAAAGGTTGCTGAAGTAATGTTGACTGAACACCAGTAACATTATTGTTGATTTGAACTTGGTATGTAATGAACTCACTACCAGCATAAGTGTTTGAAGAATTAACTTCAGCAATATCCAAGAAGAATGTATATCCAGCTGGAACTGTAAATACAGACATTTGTGATCTGCTTATGCCAGCATTAATGTAAGCATATGCATTGCCACTTGAACCCGTTGTAATACCAGCATAAGTATTAGACGTAGTAGCAGTGATCTTTCCTACATTGTTTTTCTGGCCAGACGCAGCAGCTACAAGCGTCAAACTTTGAATACGCAAGTATTTGTTTTGGCTTGTGCCTGTTGGATTTGTTACGCCAGTAATAGTGATGTTTTCACTAATTGGATTGAAGTTTGCATCTAATCCACTTACCAATATAACTGCTCCTGAATCAGAAGCACTTGCGCTATAAAGATAAAACGTAGCAGCAGTCGTTAAATATGCTGGATAAACAGATGTTACTTCCCATACAGGTATGGTTGTATTACCAACTGCTGATTGATATCCAAAAAGACTTAACGTATTATGAAATGCAACTTGACCTCTAGCCACTTGCAAATCAAAAGGCTCATACTTACCCATGCGGGTGATTGATGAGGCTATGCCAGTAAATGCCATGATTAATCTCCTTAAAGTTTAAAGATAGGGGCCGAAGCCCCTAATGATTAATCAAAGTTACCGTATGGGTAAGTTGTGCTATTGCCAATGTTAGGATCTGCTTGTGTGTAACGAACAATGACGTTGTACTTACCAGCAGTAAATGGTGCAGCACCATTTGCTCCAGACACATTTGTTGCCAAAGTAACAACAATCTGTGACACCAAGTTTCCATTCTGGTCTGTGTTAGCACCAGTAGGATTTGTAATATCGCCTGTTGTTCCAGCAATCAAGTTGCTCAACTGAGTAACTGAATACTCACTTGTCAAGCTTTGACGTCCAGCAGTAAATGTTGTGCTAGATGATCCCAATGCAGCATATTTAGCAGTACCGCCTGATGCAGTAAAGCCATTGCTCACCAACACTTCCATACCAGTAACAGTACCAGTAGTCAACGTCTGTACGGCAGGAACATCAACGATGATGTCACGAATGATTGAACCATAAGGAACATAAATCACACCACCACGATAAAGAATCGTTGCAGTATCAGCAGTAATTGTTGCGGCTACAGGAGGATATACAGTTGATGAAGATGTATATACAGTAGCAGGAGCATTAGGAATGCCATTTGAAGTAACGAACTGTTGATTGCCACCAGAGTAACCGGCGGTATATGCAGTTGTGTTTGTTAAATCAAAATAAAGAGATTGAACGCTCTCTACATAACCTACGTTACGCAGTGCGCCAAAACGATTGTTACCCTGAAGAATTGGGCCTTCAAATGTACTACGAGCCATGATAATTCCTTTGCAATAAGTAGCATACCAATTGATTGCACATGACCCCTAGGCGGGCTGGCGGTATGCGTAAAGTCCTAGATGTTTTTAATATACACTACTTTAAATTAAAGTCAAGGGGTAAATTTTGTTTGTTTTTTCATATTTTCTACGCCCTTAATAATTTGTAAATTTGAAGGTACATGTAAACCAGAAACAATTTTCCCTCGTAATGGAATGATATGGTCAACATGCCAAGATTCGCCTGATTCCCGGGTGCGCATAGCAGCCACTTGATAAATACACTGTATTTTTAAAATGTCAAAAGGAGTTAGCCATGATGGTGTTCTTTGCAATTTAGCGGTTCGGCGCCTACTATTTTTTGCCGCTGCTTTTCCTGGATTTGCTTTGTCCCAAGCCAAACTAGCTTTTTTCTGTTTATCTGGATTATTTTTATACCGTTCGGCAGTAGCAGCTTTTATTTTATCTGGGTTTGCTGCGGCCCAAGCAGCCCAAGCAGCTCTCGCTTTTTCTAAATTAGCTTTGCGCCATTTAGCATTTGCAGCTTTTTTCTTTTCAGGATCTCTTGTAGTCATATGTATTTATAACATAAAAAGGGGCCCCGAAGGGCCCCGATTTATCAGAATGAACCTGAAGAACCCCAAACTCCGAGGGGATCAGACCAACCGAATGAATAACGCTCGCGGGCTTTGTAGCGCACGTTGCCTGTATCAAAATCTCCGTCCATTGAATTCTGGAGAGGTGTACGAACAAAGTGCTTCAAGCCGTTGGGTACGTCTGTAGTCAAGAACCAAGCATTAACGTCAGTCAAGAAGTGGTTGATTGTGTATCCCTCGGGGATAGAACCATTGTTCTCAATAGCGTTAATGTCGTTGTTGTTTGTACCAACACGCAGTTTTGTATCAAGCAAACGGGTTGCTACGAACTGGAGTGAAGGAGGAACAATCAACTTCTTGGGCTTAGCAGCGATCAAAAGACCACGCTCGTCTGTCCAAGCAGCGATCTGAATGACTGCGCTCTCAAGAGAGGTTTCATTCAAGTCAGCTTGGGTTGTAGGAGTGTTGGAGTTTGTACCACCGTTCACCAAGGGGTGAGCAGTAGAGAACAAAGCAACACCGTCACCACCAACATAGCTAGAGTTGAATCCATTGTTCAGAATGGAAGCAGCCTTAACTTGCTTGGTGTAAGCCATAGCACGAGCCAAACCTTTGGTGTAACGACCAGACAAACTGTCGTACAAGTTATCTTCAATCGCCTCTTCAGTGATTGAGAAACCCAAAGCAATAGTTTCGTGATTGTAGCGAGTTGTCCATGCCTCTTGTGCATTGTCATAAGCGATGGCAGTGCCCTCGTTTTTGACTGGTGCAGCAGAGAAACCAGACAATTTAGTTTCTTCCTCGAATGAACGCTCAGAAGTCTCTGTTTCGTAGATTTCTTTGTGCTCTTCGCCATAACGTGCATACTCTAAACCGAACAATGCGTTCAAGCCTGGGAGCAGCTCTTTCAATAGTTGTGCGCGTGAAATAGCCATTTGTTAGCTCCTTAATTAAACGCCAGTAGCATTGAAGTAGCTATGGAAACCAAAGTTCCAAGTTACCAATACTTCGGGATAGCCAGTGAATGAGAATGTAGCAGCAGTCGATTGTGCAGAAGAAACTGCACGATTGATTGTCACTGTTGTACCGTTAACTGTAGTCACATAGGTATTGTTACCTGCTGTGATGCCAGGGCCAGATACAGCCATTCCAGGATAAATAGCACTATTAGATGACGTCAATGTGATTGTCGTAGAGCTAGTAGTTGCTGTCTGGGTAACAGTCACTGCTGTATCAGGCACTACGCCAACGATACGGAAGGGAGCGCCACCAGTAGCTGGAGTCACGGCAGAAGTGGTTGTAGCTGAAGCTGACAATGCAATACCACCAGCAGAATCGCCAGTAGTAGTTGAACCGCCTGCGCCAGAATAGAAACCATTTGCGCCAATGAAAGCGTTACAAGCGTAAAGGATCGTAGTGCTTTGTGCAGATCCACCGTTAACAACGGCAGCTTTGAACACGGCTTGTGGATCATCTACAACATAACCAACTGCGTCAGGTGCTGTAGTGCTTGCTTGCCAGAATTGATAACGGTTTTTGCCGTAAATCGGGCCGCCAGTAGTAGAG